AGAATCTCAGAGAACGCTTTAGTAAAGCAAGGGGAATTCTCTAAATGGTGTCAGTGGGCCTAATCCTATCAAGAAACGATTAGGCCCACTATTTATTTTCGCTTATTATATATAACTTGTTGTAGTAGTAGTAGTAGGGAGTGTTGAAATGTTGAATACTATGAATTTTTATCCTTGGAACGATATTTTATGGATTATTTTGATGTTGATACTTTTGTGGATAACTTGTTGAATTGTTGAAAGTGTAGCAATATGCACAAAACCATTTGTGCAACTTTTTGTGGAAAACCTGTTGAAAGTGTTGAAAGTGTTGAAAACTGTGATTAAAGACAGTCCGGCGAGCGAAACCGGAAAGTCACGTCATGCTCTTCGAACGGCGCACCGCGCCTACCGCATGACCTTTTAGATTAAATTGCAAAAAACTATTGACAAATCACAAAAGTGTGGTATAATATAATCAAAGAAAGGCAGGTAATAAAAATGAGGAAGCCTAGACTGAACGAAAACACCATGACAAAACTCGAAATTTACGGATGCGCAAAATGCGGTAAAAACTACTACGAACTGATAGACTACATCGACGCAGAAGGGAATTACAACACAACACTTGAACGGACAGACTTAAGGACCGGAGACATGGATACGTTCGATTGGGAAAAATTCACAAAAGAGGAGTGAAAATCATGAAACACAAATACGAAATCCGAAAACTTGAAAGCGATGGGAAGGTAAACACCATCGAAGAATTTATAAAGGAACCGAAAGACGCAAGAAGAGAAGCAAGGGCATATGCAGAAAGACACCCGGGCTTATATACACTGTACAGAGTGGACACCATAGAAATCTACTTCACAGAAAAAAAGAGGGCTTGACAGGCCCTTTTTTTTATGATATAAAGAAAATAGTTGAACAGCGAAAGTGCTGTTTTACAAATACCATTTATACAAAATAATCAAAAAGAAAGAGGTGAATTGCTTTGACCTTCAAGGAAATCAACGCGCTGTTCAGCAACATCCGCAAAATCTTGGCTAAACTGGACAAGATTTATCACATGTTGGAAGACAAGGACAACAGATTCCAGACCTTCAACGGAGACTGAGAGGCCGAAAATGAAAGCGTGGAACGTAAGAGACCAGACCGACAAAACGCTGGCAGAAGTACTTACCAGAACCTACAAGGAAATCGAAACAACGTACAAACATGTATGCAAAGCCGCCACAATCGAAGACGCAAAGTTTTACATCGATATGGCATTCCGGAAAAAAGCTTTCGCAAATGACATAGAGATGGAACAAATCAGAAGGAGAGTCAACAATGGCGAAGAGGAGTAAGACCAAAAAGTCAAAAGACACGAAAGTGTTTACCCAGACGGCAAAGAAAACCAAGGCCGTCAACGTAAGCCCGAAAAACATGCGAGGAGGCACGAGACTGTAATGCTGAAAAGATACTATGCAATCTATGACAAGGTGGCCAAGAGCTACAGCGGGCTCTTCGAGCAGCAGAACGACGCAGTCGCAAGCAGACTCTTTGAGAGCCAGCAAAAAAACAAAGAAAGCTTCATCAGCGTGAAGCCGGAAGACTTCCAGCTCCACTACATCTGCACCATGGAAGACGAAACCGGCGAAATCATCGATAACACCAAAATGCTGGTATGTGAGGGAAAGCCTAATGAGTGAATTCAGAAGCGCATACAGCGGCCAAGTAAGGCATACGAGTCTGACCGGTAACGGACATGAACCCGAATACGAGTACAAAGTAACCGAAGCCGGCAGAGAGCTGGTAAAAACCGGCGAAAACGACGTCTATGCACTCATTCAGAGCCGTCTGGATGAAACCAAAATCGAAAACATCATCAAAAGAGCAACCTACGACCCGACGACGCTGGGCGACCAGGAATGGCAGAACAGCGCACAGATGGTGGACATTACCGACGTACCGACGGACTACCACACATGGTACAACCGCATCGAGGACGCAAAGAAGCAGTTTGAAGCCCTGCCTATCGAAGTCAAAAACAAATGGGATAACGACGTAGAAAAATACATCATGGCCTACGGCACGGCAGAATGGGCCGACAAAATGGGCCTTCTGAAAGAAGAAAAGCCGACTGAAAACACGACAGAGAAAAAGGAGGCAGCAGAGTGAACCGCAACAGTGAATACAGCTTTGCACAGAATCCACAGGTGGGAGTAAGTCGAAGCCGCTTCCAGCGGAACAACGACAACAAAACCACCTTCAACACCGGCGACCTCATCCCGATTTATCTGGATGAGGTATTACCCGGAGATACGCACGAAATCGACATGGCCTGTGTCATGCGTATGGCAACGCCTATCTTTCCCGTGATGGACAATGCCTTCTGCGACTTCTACTTCTTCTTCGTGCCGAACAGACTTCTGTGGGAGCACTGGAAGGAGTTTATGGGCGAAAACAAAGAAACCGCATGGACGCCTAAAGCAGAGTACAGTATCCCGCAGGTCACAGCACCGGCAGAAGGCTGGGCAGAAGGAACTTTGGCAGACTATCTTGGTCTGCCTACCAAAGTAAAGGGCATAAGCGTGAGCGCTCTGCCGGGACGAGCATACGGCCTCATCTACAACGAATGGTTCCGGAACCAAAACGTGACGCAACCGACACTTGTAGAGGTGACGGACGCAACCACAACCGGCAAAAACGACGGTAGCAAAACCAACGACAGCGCAATCACGCTGGCAAAGCCTCTCAAAGCGGCAAAGGTGTTTGACTACTACACCGGAGCATTACCCGAACCTCAGAAAGGTGAACCTATTACGTTGCCTCTGAGCGGAAATGCAGCAATATTCATGTACAAAGACGATACGCTCAAAACCAAAGGAACTTTAAACAACAAAGAAGCACTGTTCCTTCAGGGCGGTTCCGGAGCACAAGGCCAACTCTACAACAATGAAAAAGCTCTGGCAGTAATGGGAGCAACAGCGTCTGGGGGAACAACCGCAGACGGCGCATACTTGGGAGCAGACCTGACGACGATAAATGCCGCAACCATCAATCAGCTCCGACAGGCATTCCAGATTCAGAAGCTGTTGGAAAAAGACGCACGTGGCGGCACGAGATACCGCGAAGTGCTGAGGGAGCACTTTGGAGTTATCTCGCCCGACAGCCGGATGCAAATTCCGGAGTATCTGGGCGGCTACAGACTGCCTATCAACGTGTCTCAGGTTATCCAGACCTCTTCGACCGACAACACGAGTCCGCTGGGCAATACGGCGGCGCTGAGTGTGACCACGATGAACAAATCTATGTTTACCAAGTCCTTTACAGAACACGGCTTTATCATGGGACTCGCAGTGGTACGAACCGACCAGACCTATCAGCAGGGCATCGAACGCATGTGGAGCCGCACCGGACGATATGACTACTACTGGCCGGTACTGGCAAACATCGGCGAACAAGCTATTCTCAACAAAGAAATCTATGCACAGGGCAACGAAAAGGACAACGAGGCATTCGGCTATCAGGAAGCATGGGCCGACTATCGGTATAAGCCGAGCAAGGTTACCGGCCTGTTCCGAAGCAACGCACAACAGAGTCTCGATGCATGGCACTATGCACAGGACTACAACGCACTGCCCACTCTGAGTACCGATTGGATGCAACAGGGCGAAGCGGAGATGAAGAGAACTCTCGCAGTACAGTCTCAGCCGGACTTTATTGCAGACTTCTACTTCATGAACAAAACAACGCGGTGTATGCCGGTGTACTCCATTCCGGGACTCATCGACCATCACTAACACAAAGCCGGGTCAAAACCCGGCTATTCTTGTAAAGGAGAAAAAATGTCATTTTTAGCAGCACTAGCAACAGGCGCAAAATTACTAGGCGGCGTGAGCACGCTCGTAAACGCAGGCACAGGCATCTACAACGCGCTTAAAGGCACATCGGGAAGCGGATCATCAGCAGCAGACAGCTACAACGAAATGCACAGTCAAGGCGGGTCAACCATGACCAGCGAAAGTGGCGTCAATATGGGACAGACGCAAGACCTTGCAAAATACTTCCTTGGGCAAAGCCAGCAAGCACAGGGAATGCAGAGCCTTCAAAACAACAAAAACTCGCTCATGGCTCTGGGCTTAAACACTCTGGGGGCAATTCAGCAGGGCGTTTATAACCGCATCCAGCAAGACGCGGCAATGTCCTTCAATTCGGCAGAGGCAGCAGCAAACAGAGCATGGCAAGAAAGAATGAGCAACACAAGCTATCAGAGGGCTATGGCAGACATGAAAGCGGCGGGGCTTAATCCTATACTTGCCTACGCACAAGGCGGCGCAAGCACGCCCGCAGGCGCACATGCGTCGATTGGACAAAGCTCCATCAACGCACCGAGCGTGGGAACGCAAGCGTCAACCATGCCAACAATCTCTGGTTCGATAGCAAACTACAGCAAAACCAAGGCAGAGAGTTGGAACTGGACAGACTCGAAAGGCGAAATGCACAGCAGCGGCTATAACAGCTTTCAAACAGATTTTCCGGACTTAACCGGATGGCTCAACCAAAACAACAACAGCGGCAAAAGCACAGCAGCTGGAGGCGGCAAAAAAGATAAACAGGGCTTCGGCGGCAGCAAGGGAGGCAGTTTTAAATGAGCTGTGAAAGACCACTTATCAGAGTATACAACCCAAACGACCATAACATAACAGGGTCAATCATGACCCTAGAAAAATACAGAGAAAGAGCGCATAATCCAGCGGCAACATACGAAAGCCTAGCATATAGAAAAGACGTCATGCTACTACCATGCGGCAAGTGTCTGGGATGCAGACTCAGACAGCGACAAGACTGGGAAACCAGAATGTTGATGGAGTCAAAAACACTCACACCAGCATGGTTTTTCACTCTTACGTGGAATCAAGAATATGTGCCGGGAATGATAAGAGCAACAGGCGAACTTATACGTGGAGCAGTACACCAGTGGACAACGGGAGACGCGCCAGAAGTTGTGCAAATCCTATTGCAAGAGGACATGGTACTTTTTAACAAGAGGCTTCGAAAAAAACAAGAAATGTCCGATAAATGGGGTACAGACCTCAGATATTTTTATTGCGGCGAATACGGCGAAACCACAGGAAGACCGCATCACCACGCAATCTATTATGGGTTAGAAATACCAGACCTCAAGAAAAAAAGAGGCAATAATCCATACTTTGAAAGCGAAACAATAGACAACATCTGGGGAATGGGCAATGTAATAATTGCAGAGGCGTCACCAGAAACAATGGCGTATGTAGCGGGATATGTGACAAAAAAAGCCTACGGCAACGACACAAAACGATACAATGAGCTAGGGCTACCAGCGCCTTACTGCTGCATGTCGCGAAATCCGGGTCTAGGATACGACTACTACCAAGAGCACAAAGAGCAAATGTACAAAGACGATGGGCTATATTTTAACGGCAAAAAAAGACCCATTCCAAGGTACTTTGACAAGATGCAAGAAGCTGAGAATCCCAAAAGGCTATGGGAAGTCAAAGAAAAGAGGCAGTCAAGCGCAATAAATGCACTTAAAGTAAAAATGTCAAACACAGACGTGACCATAGAACAGCAAGGCAAAATCAAAGAAAAGAATCTCAGAGAACGCTTTAGTAAAGCAAGGGGAATTCTCTAAATGGTGTCAGTGGGCCTAATCCTATCAAGAAACGATTAGGCCCAC